GCTTTTAATATTGGGGTATATATTCCTGGTTCCGTATAAGTATGTGTTGGATTTTCTTCTGTAGACGTTGTGCCATCTCCAAAATCCCATTCAAATCTCTCTACTCCACTTGATGAATTTTTAAATTCAATATTTACTGGTACAGTTGAACTATTTATAATTGGTACAAAATCTGCTCCAACCTCTATTTCAGGATTAAAATTATCTTGATAAATATGAGAAGGTGTTTTATACATCAGAATATCTACTATATGTAAAAAATTTGTAAAACAATTGAGCTGGTCACAATTTGTCTTTAAAGACGGCCCAGTTCCTGAAACCATTATCCTAATATCACTATGTGTCAATTTTCCGTAGTTATATAAATTTTGCCAACGCCCCTTATATCGTCCATTACAATAATATTCTATATCATACCATCCTGGTGAATTATTAGATGGCCGTTTTATTTCAAACCCAACCTCCAAATATCCATCACCAGCAGGGCCTCCGCTAATATTACCAGGCCAAAAATAAATATTGCCATTATAAACTCTTACATGTGGATCATTACTATAACTATCTCCAAGCACAACATAAGTTGCGTTAGTTGTCTGTGAAAATACATTGCCACCATCTAATAATTTTACTCTTACTCCCATACCATATTTAAGTGAAGGGACACGTTTATCTGCACCACATAAATAATTAATACAAACACCCAGTGCTAACCAAAATGTACCCAGCTTATAATTCCTTGGTTTCACATAAACAGTTTTGTCAGATGCTATATATTTAATTCCATTTTCAACACATTCCCAGTAAACATACCTACAACCACTATATGACCATACATCATCTAAAGTACACATTGGATAAATTGTGCTGGTAATAGGAATTTTTGGTTCCATATATTCCACACGTACTCCATTTATTATTTTTATATTTGTGATATTACCAGGTATAGGCGGAATACGTTCAAGATCATCAGAACACAAAATTTGTCTTCCATCAATCATTTTTAACTGTGTTTTAAATGGTTTAGATAGAGGAATATCATTATATTTAACAACTAAATTCGAACTAACACAATTTTTTGGTGGAGTATTCATGTACATAAAAAAATTATATTCAAAATAATCTGTATATTCTTCATAACCTATCCATTCCACTTTTGGAAATATTACATCCCCAAAAGATACTGCAAAATATATTTCAAAATAATATGGTGAAAATGAATAATTTAAATTGTTAATCCATGTTTTATAAACACGTAATGTTAAATAACTATTTCTACTTGGGAGTTCTGGAATATGCCATATTGTGCTATTTTGAATATTAAACGTAATTTTCATCTTCTATTCCTTTTTTATTGACTTAAATTGTAATTCCAATTCCTTTTCTTTTTCAAGTGCCAATTGTACCAATCCTTTTTTCTTTAAAACCCTTATAATTGTCTTTAACTGCGATAATGAATGGTACTCAATTGGAAAGTCAACATAATCTTCTTCTATAGAAGCCGGATAATGAGGCAATTCATAATATCCAACATAAACTGTAGAGGGATATTGAGCATAAGGGCCACCAACAATAACAATTTTTTCGCCTTTTTCATAATAATAACATTCATCTCCATATATTTCATTGTCTTGTATATTTAATGCCATATCCGGAGGAATGTAAGGAATATTTGTGCCATCTTCTCTTGTTACCTTCCAATATAATTTGGGAAAATATATTTTATTTACAACACTCATATTCACATAATAATCGTCTCCAGCTTTAATCAAAAGAATTGTTTTATTTGTAAATTCTGGCAATAGACTTCCGTTTGAAATTGTTATCGTTGTATTAGTATTATCAACAACACTTGCATAATAAATAACGCTCTCCTCCCCAATTCCGCTTGCCGTTGTCATTAATGTTGCACCAATATAATAATCATCTTCTAAAGAAGCACCAGATACAGTAACAGTTTTAGAATTTTCTTCATGAGAAGCAGTCAATAAAATTGCAGTACTTCCTTCTATGCCAAAAAGTTGAGAAGTCCTATATATTGGGCCAATTATAGATTCGCCAAGTTGCAAAATTGTATCACAAATATCACGATATGCCCAATCAATAATTAAATTTTCTGGAAATTCAAAGGTACTTTCCAGTAAATTTGTTTCGTGTAAAATTTCATATAAATAATTCTTCCAAATTACATTTGATCTCATATTGTTCTCCTTCTTATGTTAGTATATCATTTAACGATTCTTTTGCTTTAATTGTTCTAACTTTGCTAAAAAAATCATTTCTACAAGTCATCGCAATCGAAGGGAATACTGGCAATGTCAATATAAAAGAAGCCCAATCTACTACCATCTCATCAATCCATTCTGGCATATCTGAATTTGAAGTTATCGTTAAATCTGGTAAATTCTTTATATATTCAATTTTTATTCTTTTGCCAAGGGGTACAGTTCCATCTTTTGATAAAATTAATCTTATTTTATTATTTAAAAGTCTATATTTAGGATTTACAGTTAAATCATGATAAGAATCTTTTAAAACCATGATTTCTTCTTTTGCACTTTTAATTTCACCCATCTGTATTAGAGGACCTGTCACAGCACCATAAGAAAATCTAACTAAAATACATAATATATTTGTAAAAGCAGGAAATGAATTTCCATTTAAAATTGTAATGGTTGTCGTTGTATTGCTTACAATGTAATCATAATACAATATATTGTTAATTATTCCCATAATCGTTCCACCGTTCCAGTAAGAAGATGTTAATCCGCTCGTTGTTATAGAGGTTGACCCAGCAACATGTGAACATGTATATCCCCACCCATTATTCGAACTATATTCTGTATCATCATACATTACGCCTAAAATTTTTGCAATATCTGTTGGAAGATTATATTCTTGTATATCTTTAATTGTACTAAAAGTAAATGTTTTTGTACAATAAGTATTTTTTACAACCATTGAAACAATTTTTCTTGCAGAATTAATTGCATCTATGATAAAATCATTTGAAAGAATATTACCTCGTTCAATTTCTTGCGTAGGGTTTCCACTATAAGAAGCTAATTGCATAATTTTTCTTTTTATCATTTTTACAATTGTTTGTACTGTATACATTGTCTATATTTCCTCATATAAAAAAAATATTGCGTTAAAATTTTCTTTATGTATATTAGCAATATCTGGATAATCTTTCATCAATAATAAATATAAAGCATATTCTATTGTCATTTCATCAAGTATATCAGACAAAGTAGAATTTCCAGAATCAGAAAAAACTGGCAATTCTTTTATATAATTTACAAGAAATGGGACATTTGCTGTAATATTCCCATTTTTTGATGTTATTATTCTAATGTTATTACTTACAGTTCTATAATACGGATTTGTTTCTGACGGCTCGCTATAATTATCTTTCAGAATAAATAGTTCATTTGCTATAGATTTTATTTGCTTCATCTCAATATCGTCTTCAGTTATTGTATTGGAATTTTTATACAAATATGTGAAATACCCAGAATATCCAGGCAATGAATTCCCATCTTCAATATAAACAGAAGATGTACTATTTGAAATAATTTTACTACTTATATAAAGCACATTGTTATAAGTAACAAGAACACGTCCATTAACCCATGCATCTTCAACGAGACCAGAAAAACCAGTAACTTGTATTGAGCCTGTAGTATGGCTTGTCGAGGAATCATATAAAGCAACTGGGTTTCCTATTGATGATTTATTGTACAAAACCAAATCAATATCAATTATATCTGTATTTAAAGTATATTCCTGTACATTAGAAGATGTTGTGATTGATTGATAGGCAAGAGAATAAAACGGCGAGTTTTTTAATAATAAAATTAAATGTTTTCTTGCGGAATTGACTGCATCAATTATTTTGTTATCAGAAAATAAAAAACCACTTTCCACTTCAGATGTGGATACATTTGAAGCATGAATTTGCCTTATCCGTCTTTTAATCTTTGATAACAAAATAGCATAACTATACATTTTTTACCACGTTTTAAATGTATCACCTTCATTCCCAAATCGTTCATTTATTACTTTTCCACTTAACGTATCCAATAAATCAGCAGGGGATTCATCATAAATATGTTCCATATTGAAAGTGACCGATTTTCTCGCTTCCCATCTTGCTTTTTTAAGTAAAATGTTATAATATTCTGCCTTTTGTATTTCATCATTTAATCTAAAATATTCTGTTGCCATATAAAAAATAACGGCCTTCCAAAAACTATCACTATCTTCCATATTGATTTCTGACAATATTGTATCATCCTTTCCAGTATTATCTGTTACGCCAAGCCCCCAATAATAAAATTTTACAGTATAGCTATCATTTGGACAAGGATAAAATCCGACTTTACTACCATACAAATAATATGCAGAAGGTGTACCAGTTGTAGAATCTATTGTTTTAGTTACGTCTATATTTTTCAATCTAATGTTATTCAACGTTGCATAATGACATTTATAATAGTCATCAGGGAGAGAATATAAAGAAGTACCTGAAACAAGATTTATATCAATGTTTTTATGTATTCCACCACATGCTCTTACAATTGACCTTACTGCCTCCTTTGCAAGTGCAAGTTTATTCGGAATTACATTCTCTGGAGACAAATTCTTTATCTCAACCATCCATTTGTCAATCAAATTTCCAAGTGTCATGTTAAACCTTTCAATTCTTTAAATACTTTCATGTTCTCATAAAAAATATAACGGGGTAAAGAAACAATTTTCAGTCTTTCATCATTGGGATTCATGCCAATCTTTTTCATTATTTCGTGTTCACTTTTATTTTCAGCGATTGCAATAATTGCTCCGCCATATTCTTCTTTTTTAGATAAAATTATTTGTGATTTTATACTTTGAATTCTTTTATCTTGCTTTTTTATTAACATTTCATATAGTTTTACAAGTTCATTTGTAATAAATACAGTTTTATTATATTCCCCCTGTAATGAATTATCATCGAAGGTATTCTTAATGCTCTTATTTTCATAATAGTCTTTAAGTTCTTCCCATGCTTTTTTAATATTGGATATATAATTTTTAAGTTGTTCTTTATCTGAAAAATCATACGCATTTTCATCTGGAAGTTGTGGAATTTCATTTTTTTCTGCGACTACAATAATATTTTCAAGCGTCTCAACAAAATTTTTATGCAATTTTCCATCCCACTTTTTTAATAAATTTCGTATTAACTTTACTCTTTCTGCATTTGCGGAATTTGAATCAAGATTCTTACCTGTCTCGATAATTTTTTTAATATCATTTGCCAGCTCTATAGACGGCGGAATAAATTCAAGAATCCCATAACCAATTTTTTTTTCGGAATCCATTTTTTTCTCCTTAATTTAGTTAATGTTATAATTATGGGGTTTGCCAGAAACGACAAACCCCTATTTATTATTCTTTCTTACCAGAAACCCATACTGCATATCTCATATTATGCAAGTAAAGGTGCTGTTCCGCAGAAATATCCAATACCATAATCTCTCTTCGATTCAGAATTTAATGTACCAAGATTAATCGCAGTTTTCACAACACCATAAATTGACCGCACAGAAATTTCAAATTTTCTGTTATGATCGTAAATACGTTCATACCAAGTAATTGGTAACCATTCAGCATAAGCAATGCCTTGAGCTCCCAAAAATAAACCTTCATATTTTAGAATGCCACTTTCTGACACTTCTTCTGTAATAAGGAATGTGCCAGTTTCCCCCCCGTAAACAGGCCTTAAATCTTCAACCAAATACACACCATCCCAATATCCAAACGGATTCAAGGCTGAACCTTTAAAAATTGTGTTGTCTTCACTCCGTGGGAGCGCAGAAATCAATGCATCCCAATATTTTTCTTTATATTTCAAGTCAACAATCGCTTCACTTGGCAGAATAAGGATATATCCGTATTTATTAGGTCCAACAAGCCCAGGTCTAATTCCTCTTTTTGCAAAATATCTCTTAGCTTTGCTAATATCCTCTGGTGTAATCCCACAAGATTGATCCAAGTCAGCCCAGCTGTCTACACCACCGCAATAGTAAACATTATTCTGTGATGTAAATGAACTTGGATTTTTAGAAATCTTTGTAATGATATTCTTATCAAAATCTGCCGCGAACCAAGAGGCCGCATCATTCGTAATTTCTTCTCTAAAATCCACAACACTCTGAATACGTTCATAGTGAGTAGGCCCTTGCCAAACTTGCCCACGCTCATTTGCTACAATTTGAGAAGTAGACAAAATTACAGCAGTTCCAGCATTTTCATAAGTTGCGCCATCTTCCAATGCACTCGCTGTCGATCCTTTCAGAAGGGGAACATTACAATATTTCCCACTATTATCTTTATATTCGTCCGGTGGAATATAAATAAACGAATTTTTATCTCCCTTTTTACCAATTAAAGGTTGAAATACACGTAACTCTTCCATTCGAGCAATCACTCGACTGGAATAACGAGTTACAATATTATCAGTATTTACAGAAATATTTGCCATTTTTTAACCTCCCATTTTTTGCAACGCCAGACCCAATTCCCTTGATTGTTCTGGCGTTAATGTCTTTTCAAATTCAATCCTATCCTGCGGGGACAGAGACAGATATTTATTAAGTATATCCACTGAACCACTACTTCCGCTAACTGCTGGAGTGTTTTCCCTTATATTAGAAACAATCTTTTCCACAATTTTTTCTCCAACCTTTGCGGAAGTATCATTTTGTGTAAATCCAATTGTTTTTAAATAATTATCAATTACTTCCCCATATGAAGCAAAATTTTTATTCTGTTCAAGTCCCCACTGGATTGCTTCTAATGCCAAAATATTACCAGCATTTCCCATTTTACTTAAAATGGGATGTTGCCTTACGGCCTTAGAAACTTCTTCCTTGAATAAAACTTCTTCCACAATTGTTTCAATTGTAGACTTATCCAATTGTTGGGAAGAAATCTTTTGTTGAATCTCATTTTGTTGAACAGCAGAAGGCATTGTCTCTTCTTTTTTTGATGTAAAACGGCCAAATTGTTCTTTTAATTTTTTATTCTCTTCCATCAATTTTTGATATTCCATTTGTGCTTTGAACATCTCCTGAAGAGTATCCTTTGTTAAATTAAGTGTTGTCCCATCCTCAAAAACAACCTCCCATTTTTGCTCTTCAGTAGATGTTTCTTGGCCTTCACCTTGTGCCGAAACTTCAGATTGTTGCTCTTCTGCTTTTGGCTGTTCAACATTTTCTTCTACTTGTTGATTTTTCTGTTCTTCCATATTCTCTCCTTTTCTCCCGCATTTTTAAATGTTGGGGAGACGTTAATAATTTAATTAAAGTTGTTTTTATTGTCAAGTATAATTTTTTTAAGTTTTTCATTTTCAGCTTCTTTTCTTGTAATTGAACCTTTTTTATTTAATTCAATAATTGGCCATCTTAAAACAAAAACATTATCATCATTAACCCATACCAATAATGACAAACCACCTAATTCATTATGTAAATCAAGTGCATTAATTTGATGTTTTTCTAAATCAGATAATTTCAATTTCTCTCCAGAACGAAATTTTACTTCAGCCAATACTGAACGTCCACTGCCTTTTATAATGCCCCGAAAATCACCACTTACTTTGTCACCCCATATCAAAGAATAATATGATCTCCCTCTTATTATAATTTTATCAATTATTCGTATAGGAGTTCCAATTTTTTCAACCATATTAATGCCAATTGTATTTAATGCATATATTGCTATTTTTTCAGCTTCCTTACCTTTTATTTTAGCAGTTATACCGCCTCTTTTCATTGCTATTACAGCTATTACATTTCTTTTGTTAATGTTACATAAACTTCCAAATTACTAATGCTTTGTGAAGTATCAGGATTATAAACTATAATTTTAATAAATTTTGACGTAAGTTCAGGAATATCGAGTGAGAAAGTATATTGAAAATTCGTTGAACTTGGTATTGGTACTTCAAACCACCAATTTCCTATAGGTTCAGTATCAGTATATTCTGTCCCGCCTATAATTAAGACAGAATAAATATATACTCGAAGTCCATTCGTAGGTAAAGCAGAATAAGTGCCTTTCACAGTACAACAACCGTATTCGTTTGTGATTACGTATTGTAAATCGATTAATTTGCAGTCATTAAATGTAGTCCATGAATTTGTTCCCAGAGAACTTTTTGAAATTACTTTAGTTATTTCTTTCTTTTTCATTTTTTCCTCCTATTTAAATTTCTTCTTTTTCTTCATTCATTACATTTTCGATATTTGTTGCCTGTTCTCCAGTTATAATATCTGACGCTTCTGGCCGTTGTTCTTGCTCTTCGATTTTAGGAACCGGAACATTTTGAGCTATATTCTCTTTTATTTGCGCAGTTAATTCATTAATTAATTCATCCGTTTGCGGTTCTCCCATTGCTTTGAGCCCCCATTTTAAAGCTACAACAGGATTTAATCTTGCCATAAGTGGCATAAAAATTTGAATGCGATTTATTCTGTCTTCCCTATTTTGCTCTTCAAGTGGATCAATTACAATTGAAACTTCATAATTTCCAAATTGTATATCATTTTCAATAAAATCAATATCTTTAAGTGCGTTTCCATTTTCAATTATACTTGCAAATAAATCTGAATATTGTTCCACAAATTTTTTAAATGAAATCTTTTTATCTTTAAAGCGTACACTTATCATTTTTAATTTTTCAACATTCTCTTGCTGTACATATTCTTTTATTTCTTCTGGTAATACAATCCGATTTATAATTGTATTGCTATATTCTTGTGAAGTTAGTGAAATTGGAATTTCAACATTGTATGCCAATTTATTTCTTACAATTTCCCATAAAGCCTTTCCGACATAACTTAAAGGCTTTGTAATTCTTGCTTTCAAAAGATAATTTGGTTGCATACCAAAAGTTTGTAATAATCTTATTCCATATCCAGACCTAATATTCCTTGGTGCTTCTCCTCTAATTACGTCTTTTACCGAAACTGTTTCATATACATTGAATAACCAATCAAGAATTCTAAATACACTATAATCAACAGAAGGAGGTATCATTTTTTGTGGCACTGCAAGTTGTGGTGGAATTCCCATTGCTTGCATATCCTCTGTATAATCAAATACAAGTGGCCTACCATTATCCGCATCATCTACCCATTTATATGGGTCATCAACAGAACCTTTTAAAAATTGCCATGGCCCTGTTAAATTTTTTGCTTGTTGATTTATTGTTAAAGACAATAATACGTTAATTAAATCTTGGATTGGCTTTTCACGTTCAAAATATCCAATAGAATATGGTGCATATTCAGTAGAATGGAAATTAGGAAATAAGACTTTTCTCCACATTTGCAAGTTATTTAGTTCACTTACAGTATCAGATAAAATCGTATCTCCCGCATAAATTGCTACACGATATTCCTTTACTGGCAATACAATTTTTTTACCATCTTTTATGACTGGCTCTGAAGTTACAGGATTAATTAGTTCCTTATTAACTATTCGTACATATTCATATTCAAGAACAGTAATTTTATCTTTTGAAGTTGAGTCAATTCCATTTATTTTATGCGCTGAATCCCATATTCTTTCCAAATCAAGATTTGGATTATTGGAAAATAGAAGTGAAAATTGATCAAAAAATTGTTCTTTATTTAAGGAAGTCTCATAAATTATAAATCTTGCATCCGTTCCGTCTGGTTTTTGACATTGTGGATCAAGAATGATATTGAATGGGGGAATTCTTTCTACAACGGGAAAACCTAAATTTGTAGACGAGAATCTAAATGGATCATATCTGACTCTACATGTTCCGAGTCCGCAAAGAATAAAATCTGAATATACTCCAATTAACTCATCACCAAGTGCAATATATTCAATAATCCATTTCATTAATCTCTGAATTAAATTAATTCTATCCAAATCATTTTCGTCTTCACCGCACCCAACAACTTGTATTTGTGGTTTGGAAGTAGATAGAATCCCAAGTTGCACATCATGCGTTTCCGCTATTCTATTTATCTGTGCATAAACTTTAATACCAGAAGGCAATAAATCTGGCGCTTGTTTCCCTTCATAATATTTATATGCTTCTTTTATTTTTTCAACCCATTTTGTATGGATAACTTTTGCAAGTTGCCAATTTTTTCTTATCTTTTCAGCCAATTCAAAATTATTATCTGTCTTTGCCATTTTTAACCTCTAAATAAAACGTTTCTTACATCTTCTATATTAACTTTTTTATGTATATTAAACATTTCTTTATCTTCTTTTGTTTCGACTTTTTCTTTTTTTTCATTAACATGTGTTATTTCAAGTTTTGCACATAATCTTTCAAGCGCTTCAATTGCATGAAAATCATTTTTCTCATAATTTTCCCATACGTATTTTGATATTTCATTAATTAAGTTTGTGCACTTTGGGCTAATAAATAACCGATTTGCCTTAAATAAATTGTAAAGAATAGGATATCTTACTTCAAAGTTAACATAATATGGCCTTATAATTATACCGTAATTTTTCCTAAAATAATCTGCTGGTGATAATCCATCTTTCTCTTTATGAAATGTTCTTGGGCATCCATATGTTGCCATAATCTGGAATTGCATTGTTAACCTTTTTGCACTTATAAAAGATGATACTTCATGCAATTTTGCATTATATTTATAATATTCATCAAAAACATAATATGTATTATCTTTCAACTTTGCAACCCATAACCAAACCATAGGGCTTGTATTACTTATGCCATAATCTTGTGCTTCAAATACTTTATCGACATTACCATTCATATTAATTATCTTTACATGTTTTTCAGTACTAAAGCAATCATAAATCAATCCTTCATAACCTTCATGCAATCCATTTAAAAACCGATCCACCATTGCTTTAGGCCACATTCTTTCCTTCTCTTCATAATAACCTTTAGGAAGATTTGGTGCATTCCACCTTGCTGGTGGTTGGAAATATTCATATTCTTTATTTTTATAAGGTCCTATAAATAATTTCCAACACCAATTATGCCCAGCTGGATTTGCAGTTATCCACCCAGATTGCAATTTTACATTTTTTTTTAACCTTCCACACAGAATATGCCATGCTTCTTCAAGTACTTCTTCCGCTTGTTCAATCCAGAACCATCCAATATCATAATTTTTTAATCTTTCGATTGTGCCAATCCTATCTATACCTCTCCAACGTATAATTGCTCCATTAGGGAAAATATGTGCATGTTTAGTCTCATTATAGAATTTCTTTAAATTTGGGAAATATTCATGAAAAGAAGCAAGAGTAGTATCTCGCAAATCTGCAAATATTTTACGTAGTATAATACCTGTGTTATTTGGAATTGTACTTAATCTAATCGATCTTAATATACCAGCTAATGTTTTACCATTGCCAAATTCACCAAAATAGCCACCATATTTCCAGTTACCATATACAAATTTATCTTGTATTGGATGTAGAACAATATTTTTTTGATTTAATTTCATTTTTTCTTCTGCTTTTTACTTCTCATTTTCTGTCTACGCTTACCCATCTTAATTAACTTTATACCGCCTTCTTTTCCATAAGTTTTCCACATTATCTTTCCAGCAACTGCCTCTGGATTTTCCGCCCCTCCTAATCTTGCTATTTCTGAAAGGGCTTCAAATCTTTTACCAGAACCAGGTTTAGTGGTTTTACGGATTTGCTCATATTTTTTTCTGGCCATCCGTCTTTGAGCAAGTGTGCTTGTTTTCCTCTTTTTCATTTTTTTTATCCTCCTATAATTCAAGTTCTTTATTATTTTCTATTTCCTCATCTTCAACTTGTTCCACTTGAAACGATCTTATTACTTTCAAAAAATCATCTTCGTTATCAGAAAATGATTCACCAAAAAATAATCTTAATGCCATTAATATTGGAGACTTCCCATATCTTAATAAATTATTTTCATATAGACTCGATATTGCAAGTTTTGCCCTTTGTACTATGTATTTATACTTCTCATCAATTTTAGCTAAATCTTCAAATTCTCCCTTACTTGAAAAACCTAAATATAAAATAAGTCCCGTGTATGTTGGCAAACTTGTTACATCAAAATACTCAATAATTTTATTATTTAATTCTTCTTCGCTATAGTTTGGTTTTGAGAAATTTATTCTTAAGCCATTCTCATATACATTTATTTTTGCTTCCCTATAATTCTCTTCGTTTTTTTCTATTTCATGATCTTCGTACATAGGTTAAAGTTATAAAATAATTTTATTCTTGTCAAGTGAAATCTTTTTTTATTTATTAAATAAATCATCGCCCAAAGAGTTTAATCTCTTTTTACATATCTCGACATAATTTGAATTTAGGTCTATGCCAATAAAATTACGGCCAAGTTCTTTCGCAACTACTGCAATTGTACCACTACCAACAAATGGGTCCAAAACTATTCCTGCATGGAAACCAGCATTACAATCACAATTGGTATAATCAATTTTACCAACTATCTTTTCTCTTGGCTTTCCACATTTATTACATATATATTCAGGACAACCTGCTTTAATTGGGATTTCAACTAAATTATACGGAAATACTGCAAAATGTTCACAACGAAATTTTTTAACAGGTATCTGCCAAACACAACGTTTATTGAGACCTATTATTTCACAGTTCAAAACACGTTTTCTATATTTTTCGAAATTTTCTTTTGACGTGGCATATTCATTTGAATTCATTTTATTCAATTCTGAAATGCCATATTTGGCTCTACTTAATGTAGAATCAGAAAAACTTTCAATTTGTTGTTCAAAATAGTATTTCTCATTTTTTGTAAAAAAAAAAAAAAAAAAA